AGTAGAAAAAGAAAAAAATATGGTAACTTTAGAAGAGCTTTTAGAAGATAGTTTAGATGAACCCACTTTTGATAAAGTACAAGAATTAAAATCTATTTCTAAAGACTTAGAAGATATAGATCTTGTTTTACGTAGAATTACTCAATTATTAACTAAATTTAATTAAAATGGCAGAAAATGCGCAAACGATTAGTATCGATCCTAATCAAGGTCAACAAGGACCTAGTCAAGAAGAGATCGATTTACAGAAAAAAGTATGGATTGCAGATCATCAAATGAGAAAAGCTGATATTATAGCAAGAGTTTTATCTATTGGTATGTATAAAGATGCAGATGGTGTTTTGTTTTCAGAAGAGCAACGCTCAACTTTGGAAGGGAAACTTTTTGATCTTGTTGATAGTTTAGGTAATGACTAAACTTAAATCAGATATTACTAATGAATACATAAATATGATATTTTGCGCACGTTGTAAAAATTGTCCTTCTATTCATATTGATAAAGATAAGGATGAAATTCTTATTGGAGGCAAAGAAGAAGGATATACTAAATTTACAAAGGAACAATTTGTATTATTTATGGAACAAATTAAAAAAGGTATATTTGATGGGTATGTTTAAAAACATTAAAGATGGTTGGCTAAATTATCTAAAGTCTGGGAGACCAGAAGGATTGCCAGAAGAAGTAGAAAGATTAGCTGAAGGACGAGCCGCTATATGTGCAGCGTGTCCTGAACTTGTATCTTCTGAGCTTTTTAGAGTTGTGGATAAACTTATTAATCAAGACGGAACAGAAATGTTACGTAAGGTTAGAGAAGCTTATCCCAATGAAGAAGCTGTTCCAGAATCTCTTAGAGAGGAGAATTGGGAAAGAAGATATAAATGTGGGCAATGTGGTTGTGCATTTCCAGCTAATGTTTATGCTCCTGGTAAAAAATGTCCTTTAGATAAATGGTAAAGTGAAGGATTTATTTGATTTAAAAGACCGAAGGGTTACTTTTTCTCCACAAGCTTTGGAAATTCCAGAGCTAAAGATTATTTGGGATACTGATAAAACTAAGGATAAGTCAAAAGCAGTTACAAAACTCTCTTATATTTATTTCTTGTGTGACTATAAATCTCCTTATGTTTTGTCAGTCCCTCCCGAATCATTAAAAAGTATAGTGGGCCGTGATTTTATGAAAGATGAAGATTATGAACCTGATGTTAAAATGATATTAGCTATTAAAAAATATAAAGAATTACAAAGAACTCCGTCTATGGGTTTATTAGAAGCATCAACTGTATCAATACATAAGTTATCTTCTTATTTACGTTCTGTAGATCTTGATGAGCGTGATAGAGGTGGTAAACCTTTATATAAACCATCAGATGTTACTAATGCTCTTAAAAGTATTGGGGGAATTGTAGAATCTTTAAATAAAGTTCGAGAGCAAATAGAGAAAGAAACTATTAAAAAAGGTATACTGAGAGGACAAAGAAAAAAAGGAAATCGTGAAGACCCGAAGTAGTGTAGTAGTTATATGGCCTTAATAAAAAAGTTAAGGAGATTGTGGTATATTGCTATATGCACTATAGGTTTTTGTTCAAAAAAATGCGAAAGACCAATTTTTACGAAAAAAAATCATTATCTTTGCATGAAAACAGGTAATATCTTTAAAAGATTGTGGATTAGAAGGAGAATAGACGGTATAGTAAGAAGTAAATGGTACTGGGATACTGATAGAAATAAATAATGAGTTATTTAACACATTTAAAAAGAACAACCCATTGTCCATCTTGTAGATGGATTGTAAAAAGAGATTCTAACGATGATATAAAAGAAGTAAAGTTAGTATATAAACCATCAGAATATAGAGATTTTTTAAATGCTAGAAAATTATATACTCAAAAAGGTTTAATAACAGTATTAGAAGCAGAAAGAGAGAAAAAACGCCTTGTTAAGGATGCTTAAGAGGATGTTTAGGGTGTAAAAGCCCGCTCTCTTTCTGAATATAAATTTATGATAAGTAAACATATTAGTGATAAAGAAGGTTCATACAGTGCTACTGCTTTAAGGCGGGGTTTAGATAATATTCCTAATTTAGATCAGTTAAAATGTATGATGGAGATAGCAATATATGTATTTGAACCTTTAAGAGAATGGGTAGGAGGACCTATTAAAATTAATAGTTTCTTTAGAGGAGAACCTGTTAATACTGCTATTGGTGGAAGTAAAAGATCCCAACATATGAAGGGACAAGCTATGGATATTGATGATACTTTTGGTTATAAAACAAATGCAGAAATGTATCATTATATAAAAGATAATTTAGTTTTTGATCAAATGATTTGGGAGTTTGGTGATGATGATAATCCTAATTGGATACATGTTAGTTTTGTAACTCATAGAATTAATAGAAAATTATTAACTATTGCTTATAGAAAAAACGGTAAAACAAAATATAAACATGAAGAACATAAATAATATGACTGACTCTGAAGAATATGTTTTACATCAAGAAATAGCAGAAAAAGCTCTTGATAATGCGTATAGATTAATAATAGGTAAAGTAACTTTAGAAGAATTATTTGATGAAGCAGAAGAATCTATAGATGATATAGATAAAGAAATATATTTACCTTTTGATCCTGAAGGGGGTGTTCCAGAAGATTGTATTGATGTTCTTTTAGAACATTTTATATATCATGAAGAATATGAAAAATGTACAGAATTGGTAAAAGCCCAAAAAAGAATAAAACAAAATAAAAAGAGAGTAGATAATAATTAGAAGAAATGTTACTAGATCCCAAGAAAGATAAAATAATAGTAGCTAAACCTTGGTATAAAATAGATAAAACTAAAAATGATCCTGTAAGACATACAGATCATAAGTATTTGAAATTTTTAAATACTCTAGTTTTTTCTAAAGCATCTAGAGATTTTTTAAGACACGGATATTATACTTCAGCACCAGAAGGAACTTCTGAATATATAGATTTTTGGGACAGGGAAGAACGCAGATGTAAAGAAGGTTATACTGTTGGAGGTGTTAGAATAACTGGAGAACATTATGCTTATCTTAATTATGGCCGTATTCTTGCTACTGTAAGTGAAGGAAAAAGACAAAGAAAGATAGATACTTTTCCTAAGTTTTTAGATATGGATTATTATTGGTATCATGAACTTGAACAAGCAGAACTTAATGGTCAAGGTATGATAGTAGTAAAAGCTAGACGTAAGGGATTTTCGTATAAAAATGCCTTCGGCATGGTATGGCGTTATAATTGGTTTCCTTCTTCTGTAGCTATATTAGCAGCCTATGAAAAAACATTTTGGTCTAATACTATGGAAATGGCCAAGCATATGATCAATTTTGTTAATGATAATACAGATTGGGTAAAAGGTTTTTTAATAGATAGACAAGATCATATTAAAACTGGTTATATAGTAAAGGATCCTATATCTGGAGTTAATATTCAAAAGGGATTTAAATCTGAGATATTGGCTTTATCATTTAAAGATTCGCCTCAAAAGTCTGTTGGACGTACTGCTGAACGAATGCTATTTGAAGAAGCAGGAGATTGGCCTGGTCTTATGCAGGCATATCAACGTTCCTATCCTTTGTTTAAAGATGGTAATATTATGATTGGTATTCCTATATTATATGGAACAGGGGGTAATAGTAAGAATGGTACAAATGCTGATTTTGAAGAAATGTTTTATAATCCTTCTGCCTATGGTTTACGTGCATATGAGAATATATATGATGAAGCTTCAGTAGGAGAAGCAGGTTGGTTTGTGGATGATGCTTGGTATAGAGAACCATTTATGGATAAAGCTGGTAATGCTTTAAGAGAAAAGGCTATTATTGATGTAGATTTAGAAAGAGAACAGAAAAAAATAGCAGATCCTAAGGCCTATAATATGATGGTGACTCAGCATCCTCATACACCTAAGGAGGCATTTTTAAGAAATGAAGGTGCAGTATTTCCAGCAATTGAATTATATAATGTTTTGAATAAATTAAAGTCTAATGATAAATATAGAAAGTTAGGTAATGCTGGAACTCTTTATGAAGAAGAAGGAGAAATTAGATTTAGACCTGATTTAGAAAAAAAATTAACTCCTCTTATGAAATTTCCCACAGATCATCACGATTCAACTGAGGGATGTCCCGTAATATATCAACATCCTCCCGATGATATACCTCATGGAATGTATAAGATAGGATTAGATCCTGTTGCTTTTGATAGGTCTGGGAGTAAGTCTTTAAATTGTGCAATAATTTACAAATCATATCAAAAATTTGATTATGGTTATGATGAAATTGTAGCTGAATATACTGGTAGGCCTGAGAATATAGAAATATATAATAGAAATTTAGAGTTATTGTCTGAGTATTTTGGGGGAGCAGAGATTATGTTTGAAAATGATAGGGGAGAAGTCTTATCTTATTTTAAACGTAGGGGTAAAATGCATTTATTAGCTAATCAGCCTGACAATGTTATTTCAAAAGTTATAAAAGATTCACAAGTATCGAGAATAAAAGGTTGTCATATGAATGAAAGAATGAAAGATGCTGGTGAGAAATTTATATTGAGATGGTTATGGACAGAACGTGGTAGTAGGGAAGATAATAGTAAAGTGTATAATATGGATTTAATACCCTCTGTGCCTTTAATAGAAGAATTGATTGCTTATCATAGAGAAGGAAACTTTGATAGAGTTATGGCTATGATGCAACTTATGTTTATGGTTGAAGAAACTTATGAAAGAGAAGTTTTTGTAGAAAAACCACAAAATAGTGCTGCTAAATTTCTAATTGATCAATTAGATAAGATGTTTGTAAAAAATAATTAGTATATTAAGGAATAATTTACTATATTTGTAGATTACGATATTATAATTTTAAATAAGATGGCATATACCTTTCCACAACAAAGAGTAAGTAAGAAACAAAAGACCAAAAATGATTATGCTTGGGCTAAGAGTGTAATTGATGAAATAGAAAGGCAATCAAGTGATAATCGTCTTGATATTAGTACATCCTTAAGTTCATCAGATAGAAAAAAAGTAAATTATAATCTATTTAATGGTAAATTAGATAGAGAAGATTTTGAGTATGTATGTAAACCCTATGGTATGGATGTAGGTGAGATGCCTGCTGA